ACACATCCCAAAAAACTTTCCACATTTCTCTAGGTGGCTCTTCCCCTCTTTGCTTATGAGCTACAAGTCGGGCAACGTATTTAAATAGAGAAGCAGGATAGTCATACTGCTTAGTTACAAGAGTAGCACCACTTCTTTGTTGATCCCAAGCTAGTCCCTGATCTATAGCCTCCTGCTCTTCTTCTGCTTTTGCCAGAATCCAAGACCATCCTACTGCACCTTTGATAAACTTTTCTGTGGCTTCTCCCTCAATATATTTATGTCTTCGGGTCTGCTCTATATATTCATCTATTCTGTCGGTAGGTATTCCTTTTTCTTCCATGACCTTTCGTATCTTTGGGTCAGTGTACATCTTTTCAATTTTGTTTCTTCCTTTGTTCCAAGTGCTATGTAAAGCTCCTGCACCACTGTAATCCATCATGAAGGCTACGGTGTTGTTGAAGAACTGACCAAAAGGCATTGACAATCCTATAATAGGTATCTTTCTAAACTCTTCTACAAAGTTAGCTGTCTTTTGTACATAAGAAGCGTCTTTACCTGTTTTACCAAACTTTTTACCAAAGACTGCCTTCATAGTGTCGTCCACAGCCCTTCCTTCTATGTCTATGTAGTCTTGTTTACTCATGAGAGTGTCTAACTCTCCAGACTCTAAGAGTTCATTGTAGGACTTACCATACTTCATTCTCATCTGCTTATCTATGTTGTACATAAACTCTATGGACTTTGTAATAACATCTTGTGCTTTTGTAGCGTACAAAGTCTGAAAAAAGTTTGTGTACTTTTCTCCGTATTTGAGAATACCCTCATCTGGATTAAAACCTAGCTTTTTTACTACCTCTTCGGAGTCTACACCTCCTGCTATGTACCGCATCATCTTGTCCATGACCTCTGGACGAGCGTCCAAGTAAGACATAAAAGACTCATGTGTGGTGTCATAGTCTAATATATTTCTAACCTTTTGTCTTTGAAGACCCATAAGGTTTTTAGCTTTTTGTAGATTATCCCCTTTGCCTCTCATTACATCCATGAAAGCCCCCGGCAGGTATAAAGCAGCCCTAGTCATGTCTGTAACTGACTGTAGAGTAGAATAGTTAAACCAACCTATTACGTTTAACGCGGTTGTACCGGGATTTGTAACTAGGTTTCGTATGATTGTTCTCTGAAAGTATTCACCCTTTCTGGCTAGAACTTTTAGCTGATCCTCTCGTAAAGGTTTTAGTGCTTTTTCCAAACCTTTTTCTGCATCTAACTCAAGTTTACCCTTTGCTCCAAGTATCTTATCTCCATGTTGGAGCAGTTGTAATCTTCTACCTGCTTGACTAAAGTGTGCAGCAAAAGAGTCAGCAAACCACGTTAGGTAGTCACTGTCTCTCATGCGGATTACACCATCTGCATCTCTTTTTATTGACTTCTTATTAGCCTGTAGCCATCTGCTTATTTCTCCATCGTAGTCAGGAAAACGCTTTTTAATATCTGCCGACTTTAATGTTGCAACAAAAGTCTTCATATCAGGCTCACTCATGTTCTGTATTATACCTGCAAGAAAACTACTAAAGCTGTCTACATCTTTCCTGCCACCCATCTCTTTAAGTTCTTTGGCTGTAGACTTCTCGTAACGTATACCCATCCTGTTTAGAACATGAACTAAACCTTCAACACCAAGATTGTCGTTACCGAACATAAAGTTTTCCCAAAAGGTATCTGCGGCATAAGTGTCATACCCTTTCATGTACTCTATCTGAGCTTTACCCTCTAAGGCACGTTCTTTTGTAGTAAACTGTATGCCCTTCTTCATTGTGTCAAAGAAGTCATTGAAGTGTGTGCTAAATGTATCTTTACTTTCTTTAAGAGCCTTTAGTTTATTCTTCTGTTCTTTTGCTATTACTTCGTCAATATCTCCCTTTGGTGGTTTACCTAAGAGATTTTTATTAGCTATGGTCTTACCTGTTACTGATATGGCAGGAGCTATCATACCAAACATAGCAGACAAACCTGTCTGAAATGCGCTATAGTCCTCCTGTTGCATGGACTTTATCATGCCGTTTTGATAAGCCATATCAACTAAGACTGCTGAACTAGCATCTGTTAGTGCTGTTACACCAAGTTCTCTGCTTATAAGTTTCTTAGACTCTTGCTCTTTAAACTCCTTTAGTGCTTCCTTTGCAAACCTACGTTCTCCCTCTTTTGCTATTTGTTTTGTAGCCAGTTTCTCTGCTGTCTCTGACGTAATAGTTTTACCACCTTCTTTTAACAGATTATCCTTAGCGGCTTGTATAGCTTTTTTCTTTAAAACACTAGCACCCTTTTTTGCTGCTAAAGATACAGCGAGTTTACCTGCACCCAGACTTACTATGTTTGCAGGATCTATTATGGCTGCTCTGGCATAGTCTGTAACACCGTCTAGTCTTTCTAGGAAAGTGCTTCTCTTACCTGTAAAGATGTTTTCCATATTGTCAAATACAGCATAAGCTTCCCCTGCAGACTGACGCTTATCGTCATCCGCTTTGTTTAGCCACGCTACTTCTCCAAGGGTAACAACAGACTGACCTGCACTGAACCTTCTCATGTTATTAACATAAGCTTCAACTAGCTCTTTATCGGTATAGCCTGACATTTCATCTATACCAAAGCGGTCATTCATGTATCTTTTTATTGTATCAAAGGTTTCTTCGTCTTCAAGCAAATCGCTTTTGGTCAGCTTCGGTGCGTCTGCCTTCAAAGCTTTCTTTTGTTCTGTCTCTTTAATGTAATCATCAAAAGTAGAGCCTTGTCCAGATGGTATGGCAGTAGGTTTATTTACACTCTCTAAAGACTCTAAATAATCGTCAAATGTAGACGGCATATTAAACTCCTGCTCGTATTCTATTTACATGCTCTTGTGTTATGGTAACTGGGTTGCCTCCTTTTGGGGGATCACTAACTGTATAATCGTTTGCCCCTAGCTCTCCACTTTTTATTTTATCAATTATACTAGCCATTGTAGGTAGTCCTTTATTAGTATCAGTACCCTCTTTAGGTGGTTGCTCTCCTTTGTCTTCTAGCGCAATACCTGCTACCTTAGCAGCCTCTAGTATGTTCTGTCTGCCAAACTTATTAACAGCATCTTCATCATTTAACAATAACTCAAGTGTCGCTCCTCTAAGGTTCTTTGATAACAAAGCAGATCTAATGTAATTGTGTAAATCATTATCCTGCATTATTAAGTCTTTCAATGTTCTAGCACCGTATTTAGCATCCATCTCAGCTACAACATCTGGTTGACCATCTTTGTAGGCTGTCTGTTTTACTATTAATTCTGAAGCTTTTACATTTGCGTCCTTATCACCTGCCGCACCTTGCTTTTGAAGTGTCTTTATTTCAGCATCAAGAGACTGACCAACATTTAGTTCTATTGTTTCTTGAACTAATTTTTCTTTTCTAGCGTCAAAAGGAGTTGGGAAGTAGCTTGTATCTAACACACCTGTCGCTGCATTTATGGGTACATACTCACCGCCTGAGGACATTCTGTACAGATCACCTGCACTAACATCACCCACCATCAATTCATCTAATTTAGCCTGTTCTTTTCTGTGAGCGTCAACACCCATAAGAGAGAATATTATATTAGTCTCCATATCAGATGGATCTTTTTTCTCTTTGTCTAGGTTTGTGTTTCTGACAACAGTACCTGCTGCCTCTTTAGCAGCCTCTTCAAGAGTCATGCCCTCTTTTTCACCAACTAAGTCTAGGTTGCCTATCAAGCCATTTATTCTTTGTGGTGTTATTTTTACATTTGGATATTTACGTGAGAAATTAGTTATGAAAGTATCGGCAGCAAGTAACAACTCAGGGTTGGTAACTAGCTTTGCTACATTCTGCTTTGTCTCATCTGAACCGCCACCAAGCTTACTCAACTTGTTAGCGATGTTTAGATATTTCTGGTAGTTAGCTTGCCTCTTTTGATAAGTCTTTAGACCCACAGTCTCAGCTATACGCTCTTTTCTCTTTCGTTCTTCTTTAGCTTCGGCTCTTCTTTCGGTAATATTTTTAGTCATACCTTCTAAGAACGCAGTAGCAAAACCTTTAAAAGACATTATTCACCTCTCCTTGCCATCAAACCCATAGGCTTTTCCTCCACCACAGCCTCTTCTTCTTGTTCCTCAGGAGCTTCTACAGGCTCTTCTTTTCTATTTTCTTCTAAAAATTCCTGTGTTTGCTCTAATATCTCTGTACCCTCATCAGGTGTTTCCATTTTATCTATGGCTCTTTGAAGTCGGGACACAAGCATTTGCTTCTCTTTCTTATCCATTTCTTCTTTCTTGTTTTTTGCGTGTAGTGTTATATTCTTTAGCCCACCTAACGTAGCTTGAGCGTGGACAAGTTCTACAAGAATAGGATGTATTAAAAGACTTATATCTATAGAGTGTATACCCTCCATGACACCATTGCTAAGGATAGACTTAACAAGTAGGTCTAAAGGGAAACCTTCATCTAACGCAGTAAATATATCATCGGCAATCTGTGGTTGACTAAGACTATTCATATAGAAAGCCATAGCGTCCTCTACTTTATCTACCTCAGGAGGTCTTTCCCAAGCGTATCCTCTTGGCTCTGTAACCAGAGATTGTCCCGGAATAGGAGAACCAAATGTTACGTTATTCTCTATCATGCTTTCCTCACTATTACTTTACCCTCTAGTCTTTCTGTATTATCACCATTAACGGCTCTAAACTCAGATAAAGACATACCATACATTTCAGCTATTTCTTCATCTTCCGCAGTGGGATCTACGCTTGCAACAGTGTACTGATCCACATTATCTTCATAGTAGGATCTAAAGTCTTCTTCTAAAATGTCTGTGGTCAAAAATGCCATCTTTCTTATAGGAGATAACTCTTCTGCATCAGGTGTTTCTTTATCTGCCACTTTCTTAGGTGCAGCCCCAATACCCATCTTTAGTATATCATCTACTTCTTGTTTCTCACCTGTTTTATCATAGACATCTTTGCCTTTTAGATATTGTCCCAGTGTAGCTCCTGCTTGTTCAAACCAACTCATGTTTTATTTCTTTCCAAAAAAGTATTTAGGGTTATCAAATATACCACCAACTATCGCACTAGCAAAGCCACCTAGCGCAGACATAAAAGAGTTGTCACCAGACACTTCTGCCTTTAGATCACTTAATATTAGCTCCTGCCTTCTACCTGCGGCACTTTCTGCAGAGGCAAATGCGTAAGCCATAAGGTCACGCTCTTTCTGCCATATTTCATCAAGACCCTTTTGTGTGAGGTTGTTTGCTTGTAGTGCGTTCTGTCTGTTCGCATCATTTAGAGCGGCATTGTTTATTGTAGCCAACTGCTGTCGCCATTGTGCGTTAGCCTGTGCTATGATAAGCTGATTTTGAGCGTTAAACTGGTCACGTTGATTATTTATTTGCTCCTGAAAGATCTCTAATGCGTTGTCTTCTTTAGCATTAAACTGGTTCATAGCGTTAGACTGAGCAGAATTAAACTGTTGTACCTGCGTTCTGAGGTTAGCAAAGAACTGATTTGTCTGATTTTCACTTGAAGCGTTGAACTGTGACGCGGCATTTTGTGCTGAAGCGTCTGTAAACAAGCTTTGTATGACAGACTGGTTCTTAAACATATCTGCTTGCTGTGATATATCTAAGTTACGCATATCCATCTGTAGAAAGTTCATTGCGTTCTGAACTGCAGCTTGCTGTCTGTTGTTTAAGTTAGCCATATCTGCTTGTGCTATTGCAGAAGCCTGAGCCATGACTATAGCTTGTCTGTTGCTAAGGTTTGTTAAATCTACAGTCTGTGCTAATCTAGCGTTCTCTAGTGCTATCTGCTGTTCTGCAGAAAAGTTCATATTAGCTATATCAGATATTTTAGAAGCGTTTTGCACTCTTGCTTGAAACTCTTGGTCAAACTCCATACCAAGAAAGGTTGCCCTCTGTTGTGCGGAAAGCATCGCCCTTTGTTGTCTATTACTTAAGTTTTGCTCTTCAAATCTTGCTACAGTCTGTGCATCTTGCATGGCGATGGGTAACGCACTCTCCATTGCAGCTTGCACAATAGCTTGTCCTGCCATAGAACTTGCAGCCATACCTCTCTGTGCCATGATAGCGGTGGCTTGACGCATAGCTCCTGCAGCCCAAGGTGGTGGTGTACCACCCTCAAAGTCTGCCATTAGATTTGTTAATTGTCCTTGAACTGTGGCGGCAGATGATGGCGAACCAGTGGCTGCTTCAATACCTTCTAAAAACTGAGAGGCTTTTTCTGCGTTGGCTGCCCCTGATACAAGCTCTCCTTGCTTCAAAGCTCGTGCAGATGGTGATGTTACCTGTTGTCCTGTGCCTTGAGCAGCTAGTACATCTCTTATATTAAGGTCTTCTGTGGCTACTGTTTGTGCATTTACTATTGCGTTCTTTGATATTTCACCAAAACGCTCTTGTGGTACATAATTTCTTACATCGTTTACTGTTTTGGTTACTCTTGCCTCTGCACCAATCATGGGAGTAGGGGCATCTGCGGTAGAGGTGGTTGCTGTTGTGCCTGTTACAGATATATCTCCAGACACTTGACCAGAAGTAGGACTTATTATTTGTCCTCCCTCTACCCTCATTTTATCTACAGGTTGTCTTGTTATCATATCAGCAGGAGAAGAAACAGTAGCTCCAACCGCTTCTGCAGCGGTAGGTACGGCAGATGATTGAAATGCCTGAGAAGCGTTAGCTACGGCAGCCTCTGCTCGCGTTATTAGAGGCATCGCTTCGTTAATCTGCTCTATTATAGCCTTTCTGCCCTCTTCATCATCTAGCGGTGTGTTAGCTAACTGTTGCTGTAGAGCAGATACTTTACCTTGCTCTTCAGATAGTGTTGCTTGTGCTTCATTTAGTTTAGCCTTAACATCTGCTACTATGGGTTGCTTTGTTGTTGGAGGTGTTGGTAGTGGATCTCTTCTGTCTGGAGGCATGGGAAACGGAAAACCGGGGAAAGTTGGGGATGGTCTATACGGAACACTCTCGCCCTTTGCGTTGTAGTAGTTTCCTTTACCGTCACTGTATTGCCCTGTTCGCTTGTCTAAAGCTACTACACCTATGCCATCCATGTATCTTTCATTTGACGTAAGCTCTCTTCTAGGAGGTCTGTCTGCTTCTATGGTTGGAGGAGGTCTATACTGAGGTGACTTTAAATATTGATCGTAAGCTGCAGCTAAGGCAGGATTGCCAAACTCTCTACCGTCACTAGCTTTAGTCATAACTTGAGCAGTAAAACCTCCTGACTGCTGATACTTTTTGTAAGCGTCAGATTGATAGAATGGGTCTTGAACTGGTGCTTGTTTAAAAGCCTCTTGTGCCTGTCTTCTAGCTTCTATTAAAGCTTCTTGTGGTGTTAAACCTCTTCCTATAGCGTCTGTTGCTAATAAGTTCTGTGCATACTCTTCTATTTGTTTATTTTGGTTTGAAGAGGAGGTAGCAGGGACTACTGTACGATCTTGCATTTGTCTTCCTGTGCCTCTAACTGGTGTACCAACACCCATCATATCATTTGTAAAAGAACCTACTTCATATTGCGCTCTTAAATCAGGTGGTCCTGTTCGTGGTGGCGGTGGTGTGTAACCCTCTATAGGTTTGCCTTGTTTGTCAAATCCCGGCAAAGGCATAAATCCCGGTGTACCTAAGCCTCCACCACCCATATAGTTTCCTTGCTCGTCCACCACAGCAGGTCCTGAGTCGTATCCTATGTGCCTACCGTCTTTATCAATAACCATTCCCATAGAGGCTCTAACAGGTCCTCCTACTTGATACCCTTGTAACGGATCAGCAGTGGTAGGATAAACCATTGTGGGTCTACCACGAGTTTCTATCACGTTGTCTATGTATCGCTGTACTTCAGGAGATTTAGGGTCTGTGCTTGCGGATCTCTTAACTGCAGCATCAAATAGTTTGGTAGATTTATCATCAAAGCCTCCCACAGAACCACCGTATTGAAATGCTTTGACTTGAGAGTCCATTAGCATTTGTTCTGCTTTGTCTGACATGGCACTAAGGTACACTGCCGCCTCACGACTGTTCGGTTTTAGTCCCTTTGATGTTAGTAGCTTCTCTACTTGTTGTGGTGTAAAACCTGCAAACACTCTCATGTTTGTCTTTTGTTTAACGGTTGGTTCTTCTATCATTTAATATCCCTACTCAACACTCTGTCTAATTTATCTTCTAGTCTGTGCAGTGCATCCATCACAACCTGCAT